CTTAATTAGCCAACCACAGCAATGGAATTAGATAAAATAACAAACATAGAATTAGCAAATATCGATACAAGCGATTATCCTGATATGGTGGATGCTTACATAGTAAGTGCAGAAATAGATGGAGTTGAATTAACCGATGCAGAAATAGAAGAATTGAATTGTAATAGTGAGTTTGTATATGACTGCGTTTTAAACCAATTATTCTAATGGAATTAGCAGATTTACAACATAACGAAAAATTTTTATTATCTCAAATTCAAGAACTTGAAGAAGAAATAATAATACTTTTGCAGAATATATTAACAAAAAAAGTTATATTGCAACACGATAAATACAATAAACAAATCTGTATTTATAGAAATCAATTATTAGAAACAAGAAAACAAATCAAACAATGGAAAATTTAACTAAAATTCAAAGGGAACTAAAAGTTCCAAAAGGAAACTTCAACAGTTTCGGAAAGTACAAGTATCGTTCAGCAGAAGATATCTTGGAAGCAGTAAAGCCAGTGTTAGCAAATAACAATGCAAGGCTAACTATTAGTGATGACATAGTATTACTTGGTACAAAAGTATTTATTAAGTCAACAGCCACGATTAAAATAGGCGATGAGGTATTAAGTTGCAGTGGTTATGCAGAAACTTCAGAACACAAAGGAATGAGTGCAGAACAAACAACAGGAACAGCAAGTTCTTATGCTCGTAAGTATGCTTTAAACGGATTATTTTTAATTGATGAAACCGAAGCAGATGCAGACAATCAAAACGTGACTAATAGTAAACCTACACTGGCTAAAAACACACAAGGATTTAACGATGCTTTGGACTATGTAAAGAATGGTGGCGATATTAACAAGGTAAAAGCAAAGTATCACCTAACTAAAGAAGTGGAGGACTTACTAAATGCTAAGTAGCGATAGATTAGGAAAGTTCACAGCATCCACCATCCACAATTTATTTGTGGGTGGAAAGGGAGCAACAAAAGATTCATACATTATGGATAAGGCAATAGAGGCTGTTAAAGGATATGCAAAAAGTTTTAGTAGTAAACATACCGAACACGGTAATATAAACGAATTAGAGGCATTAGAATCGTTTAATCAAGTAACTTGGCTTGATGCTAAATATTTAGATTCGGTTTACTTTCCAATCAATGAAAATTGTGGCAGTACCCCTGATGCAGCATTGTACGATATTAATGATAGAATGATATCAAGTATTGATTTAAAATGCCCTACGGAAAAGTTTTTTGAACAGAAGATGATGATGATTAACGACAGTAAGCCAGAGTTTCAGAATGTACCTAAAGCATACTTCTATCAAGCGCAGATGCAAATGATGAGTTTGAGTAAGCATAACGAAACACTTGGGCATCCTGCAGTAACTAATCACTATTTAGTAAGGTATCTTACATCAACTAACTACGATTTTGATGGCAATAAAATAGAAATAGATTTACCATTAAACGTACGGATATTTTACAAGATAGTAAAAGCAGATTTAGAAGTTCAAGCAAAGATACTGCAAGAAGTAGCAGCAGCATCGGAACAAAGAGATGCATTAATTCAAATTTTAAAACAACCAATAATATAATTATGATACAAAAAACAAACAATTACGAAATTTTTAGTTTCTTGCAAAATAACAGGGGAATTGCAAAAACAAGGCTACAATCTATGGTTAAATCAATTAATGAAAATGGTTATTTTATGTCAAGACCAATAATTGTAACACCAGCAATGCAGATTATTGATGGTCAATCAAGATTTTTGGCACTAAAACAATTAAATATGGAAATACCATATTGTATAGAAACAGCAAACCCTACAAAATTAATGTTTACTTTAAATGAAATTCAATCACAATGGCAATTTATTGATTACATAAAAGCCCATGCAATTGCAGGTAGTAAATTTTATAAAAAAGTATTAGAAATTTCAGAAATTAAAAGTTTACAAGCATCAAATGCACTTATAATAGTAGCAGGTACAAAGATTAAAGGTAATATAGTAAAAAAAGGTGTAGAGTTGCCTATTAATACTGAATATGATAAAATTGTAAATTACTTAATTCAATGTTCACAATATTTGCCATATTGGAAAAATAATACTTTTGTATTTGCTATTGTAAATTTATTTAAAAAAACAAATGAAGCGCAACGAAAATTAATTTTAAAAAAAATACCATCTTTGCCACAACAAATAACAATAACAGATTATATGTTTGTATTTGAAAATATTTTAAATAAATATAAAAAACAAGATTCACTAAAAATAAAATTATAAATTAAGTAATAAGAATTATGTACAAAGTAAAAGGAAGAATCACCCAAATAGGTGAAGTAGTATCAGGCTTAACAAAAGCAGGTAAAGAATGGAACAAGTCAGAGTTTGTAATTGAAACTTTAGACCCTAAATACCCAAAGTTAATTTGTTTTACATTGATGAAACAAGACCAGTTGCAGAACCACAAAGTAGGTGGTGAAGTAGAAGTTGAATTTAGTGTGGATAGTAGAGAATTTAATGGCAGGTGGTATCACAACATCAATGCAATTAGTTTAAGCAAAGCACACAACAGTTCTGATTTACCGTTCTAAAAACAATGGGGTGGTATTAACTGCCACCCCTTTTAACTATGAACGAAATAAAACAAAAGAAGTGCAAAGTTTGCAGTGTAAAGTTTACTCCTTTTAAGTCAACACAGGTAGTTTGTACTCCTAAATGTGCAATTGAATTAGCATTTAGCAAACCAGTAAAGAGCAATATTTTAAGACTTGAAAAGAAAGTAAAGTTACAAAAGTTAAAGACATATACTCAAAGAGTAAACGAGGTGAAGGTTATATTTCAAAGGTGGGTACGAATGAGGGACAAAGATTCACCTTGCATAAGTTGTGGCATAAAAGAAACAAAATTATGGGATGGTGGGCATTACAAAAAAGCAGAGTTATATCGTGGTGTAATATTTCACGAATTAAACGTACACAAGCAGTGCAGGAAGTGTAACACATATTTAAATGGAAACGAAAGCAATTACAGGCAAGGATTAGTAAATAGAATAGGCGAGCAGAAGGTAAAAGATTTAGAACTATTAGCAGAAGAAACAAGAGTTTACAAGTGGACAGATTTAGAATTAGAATTTTTAAAAATAAAATACAAATAACAAATGGAAAAACAAGAAATAATATCAAAAATAATTTTCGAGGCTGAAAGAAAAATAAAGCAAAACACTGGTATAGTAGTATCACTATTTTGTAAGAGTAAAGAAGTAAACAGCGATAATGAATTAGCACGAATAATAGTAAAGCTATGTGCAGATGAATACGGAATACCAATTGAAACATTAATAGCAACTACAAGACACAGGTTACAATGTGAAGCAAGGCAAGTATCAATGAAGATAGTTCGTGAAAACACCACGTTAAGTTTAAAAGAAATAGGCGAGTTGTATATGGCTAAAAAGAAAGGCTGTGTACCTGAATTAGGCAAAGACCATACAACAGTAATACACGGCATTAAAACAGTGGATAGTTTATTAAGCTATGACAAGTTAGTAATTCATAAGTATAACAAAATACTAACTGACTTTAATAAAATAATTAATTGTTAGCATTATGTGTTTTGAAATGAAATAAAAGTTTTATATTTGCAAGAGTTGAATGAGGTTGTAGCCATTCACATTCCTAATTTTAATTTTCCAAAAGTTAAATATAAAGGAACAAGCCACAGTTAGCTACAACCTAATTTGTGGCTTTTCCATTTTATAGCCTAACCAGTGCTTAATTGGTTCTAAAAAATATGTCATATGATTTAATATTTTCTTCAACAGAAGAAAGTTTGTTACAAACAAAATTAGAAGTATTTGTAAATGTTAGAAATGAAATAACAATTACAATTGAAGGAGATGGATTACAAGTAATATCACTTGAAAGAGAATCTGCTGTAAAACTTTCGAGAGAAATACGAAAGCAAATTTCAATTATTGATAAATACAATAATCCTTTTTAATTATGGCTGAAAATAAAAAAGGTTTTTTGCTATATGCAGATTATGAAGAATTATTTGATGAATTAGAAGATGTAATAGCAGGTAAACTTATTAAGCATATTCTTAAATATGTAAATGACAAACAACCTACTACTGAAAACCTTGTTGTAAATGTTGCATTTATTCCTATAAAAAGACAACTTAAAAGAGATTTAGAGAAGTATGAAGGTAAACGTGAGCAATGGTCAGATGCAGGTAAAAAAAGTGCTGAAGTAAGGAGGCTAAAAAAAGAACAAGCATTAACGGAATTAACGAACGTTGAAACCGTTGCAACGGAATTAACTGTTAATGTTAATGATAATGTAAATGTAAATGATATAAATAAGGATATAGATTTTAAAATTCCAAGTTTAGAATATTGCATTGAATTATTTAAAACTAAAACTGCTTTTAATTGGACAGAAGATTATGCAATAAAATCAGCAAACACATTTTATTACTTTTATGAATCTAAAAATTGGATGGTTGGTAAAAACAAAATGAAAAGTTTAAATGCTGCGATTGGTGGTTGGATTTCAAGAGATACAAAACCTGAATTATCTACAACTAAAACCCAAGAGCAAATTAATAAAGAAAAATTAGATTATTTTAAAACACAAGGATTTCAAATATGAACGTAAAAATAATAGATTACAGCAAGAAAAGTAAATCCTTTGAAGATTACCACGCAACAGGTGGTGCAGGAATGAACTATGCAGGCTTTGAATGTTTAAATGGTATATTTCAATTTGCTAAAGATGGCATCACAGATATAACAGGAACACCAGGCAGTGGTAAAACTGAATTTGGATTAGAACTTTTATTTTATCAGTCAGAATCAAAAGATTTAAGACACTTAATTTATGCACCTGATATTGGTAGTTATAACGAAATACGTAGAAAATTAATTATAAAATATTATAAAAGAAGTTTTAGAGGATATGCAAACTCAATAACAAATACTGAATTAATTAATGCAACTGCTTTT